AAGTTCGTCGAAGTGACTATCCAAAAATCCCGCATGGCTTCGCCGGTGTTTAAGTACATTGAGTCTGAGGTTAGGGATTATCACAAGACGCTGCAGGAAATCGAAACGCTAAAACGCGATCTGATTGAGGGAGCGCAACCGGTGGAAAACAAAGGCGGTAAAAGCCTGACGGTTGGGAACCCCACGGAATCCAAAGCAATCAAAATCATCAGCGATAAGAAACTGGCAAGGATGGAGTCGGTGGCCCGCGCAATAAAAACAGTCTATGACGCCAGCGACGATAAACGGAAAACATTAGTCCGGCTGAAATACTGGCAACATATTTACACAGATGATGGGATTGCAAACCATTTAGGAATCGGACTAAAAACATTCTATCGGTGGAAAAGGGATTTTATATTGCGGGTGGCTCTGAAGCTCGGATATTTATAATGACATTTTCGTGACAGTTTTCAGGGGTTTTCGATGCTAAGATTAGTTTAGTTAGGATTATGCCCGCATCAATTCGGTGCGGGTTTTCTTATGCTCCCGCATCCATGTCTAGGAGGACGCCGTGATTCACTGCGACAACAAACTGTGTGAGTATAACGTGAGTGGCGATGCGTGCGACGCACGGAACGTTTACTATGTCAATCGGCTGTGCATGACGTTCAGGCGCAGTACGGCAGTATCAACGCCAGCGCTGATGCGGTCGCAGTCCTGCAACTGCGAGCCTACCGACAGGGGATACAGGGCCGTGCATAGGAGGGTGTTCAAGTGATGTGCGAGGGTGAAGGTGTGGAGATAAGTTAATAGTTGACACGAGAAGGCTTGCGGGATAATTACCCGCCCCTTCTCTTTTTGTTTGAGAGAGCGAAGGGAGAGGGTAGTAAGTGAAAGTATGTAGCCATTGTAAAAACGATTTACCATTAACCGCTTTTGTTAAAGATAAACAGCATAACATCGTGCCTGCGTGTAGTTGTTGCAACTTAGGGCGGCGCGCTGAACCGATGGAACAATGGTATAGACGACAGAAGTTTTTCAACATCAAGCGATTGAAACGAATCAACGATTGGCGTATGACTTCGGGGCAGGAAGGACTATTTGATATGGGCAAGGCGGTGCGATGGAAATAAAAGGTACTGGGAAGCCGGGTACCGACCCGAGGGTCAGTGAAACGTGCAGTAGTTTCCTCCATGAAACTCATTTTCGGGGGTTGAAATTATTAATGGCAAAAAGTACACCCACAAAACACAAGCCGCCAGAAAGTCCGCAAAAATGGTGGGTTATCGGCTCGCCGCAAATGTGCGAGTTTTTTTCCATCTCGGCGCAAACGCTGTCGGTGTGGATTAAGAAAGGCTGCCCGCAAGAGGAACGCGGGAAGTACGATCTGATAAAAATAATCCAATGGAAATACGGACACAACAACGAATCATCCTCCGAGGTCAGAAAGCTGAAAGCAGAAGCCGACTGGAAAGAAGCCAAGGCTGGGCAAGAGGCTATCAAGTTGGCTGTTGCAGAAGGGAAGTATCTTGCGACTGAGGACGTGACCAAAGACTTAAAAAGATTGTTCACAGTGCTCCGCCGCCAACTGCTGGCGATTGGGCATAGCGTTGCCATCGAGTTAAACGTATTTGATGCGGAGGCTGCACTCGCAGCAAAAAAGGTGATTGATGATGCCATCTACAACGCGCTCGCGCAGCTTGCCGAAACCGATAAAGAATAAATGGCCCCCGTTTATTTCCATAGCGTTCGCAACATTCCGCCCGCCGGACAGGATAACGGTATCTGAATGGGCTGACAAATACAGAATCCTTGATGAAAAATCTTCTGGCGCTCCAGGGCCGTGGAAAACTTCTCGCGTTCCGTATCTGCGGCAAATTATGGATGCGTTCAACGATCCAGAAATAGAGGACATAGTTTTTTGCAAGGGGTCACAACTCGGCGGTACAGAAGCGGAATACAATATGCTCTGCTACGCAGTGGATCAAGATCCGGGACCGGTGCTGATTGTTTACCCGACCGAAAAACTAGCAGAGGCCGCCAGTGAAAACCGCATCGAGCCTATGATGTTGTTATCCCCGGCAATTAAAGATAAATACGACAAACGTGCCAGTGAAAAACTCGAGTTGCAATTCTCAAACAGTTATATCGCGCTGTCTGGAGCAAACTCACCGTCAAGCCTGGCATCAAGACCAGTTCGGTATGTGTTTTTTGACGAGATCGACAAATTCCCGCGATGGGCCGGCAACGAAGCAAACCCGATTGCACTGGCCGAAGAACGCCAGAAAACATTTTATAACAAGAAAACCGTCAAAGTGTCCACGCCAACGACCAAGCAAGGGAACATTTGGCGGGCGTATGAATCGGCAACCGTACGAATGCGGTATCACGTTCCATGCCCATATTGCGGGCATGAACAGGAGTTGACGTTCGCGGGGGTAAAGTGGCCCAAAGGCATGGATGACCCGCAAATGATACGCTACGCGGCCTGGTATGAGTGTGGGAAGTGCGGGCAGAACATTGACGACCGGCACAAAATGGAAATGCTGCGGCGCGGACAATGGAAAGCAGAGAACACCCCTCGCGGCAGAATCCGGTCGATAGGGTTTCATTTGAACTCAATATATTCGCCGTGGCTCACGTTTGGCGATGTGGCCGCAAAGTTTATCTCGGTCAAAGACGTGCAGGAAGATCTGATGAATTTTATCAATTCCTGGCTTGCCGAACCGTGGGAAGAAAAAGCCGCCACGATGGACCGAGATTCGGTTATGGAAAAGCAAACCGAATCACCGGAGGGGCTGGTGCCGGAATGGGCGCAGATGCTAACGGCAGGCGTGGACGTGCAGGAAAATCGGATGTACTGGACTGTCCGCGCATGGGGCGCAAGAATGACATCGCAGAACATCGCCCATGGAGTTGTTGAGACGTGGGGGGCATTGGAACAAATAATGAATCGGCGTTGGCCTGACCCGCAGGGAGAATTGCGCTGGCAGGTCAATTTTTGTGCCGTTGACTCAGGATATGACACGGAAACGGTTTATGAATTTTGCCTGATGAACCAGGAATGGGCCGCGCCCGTCAAGGGCAGTTCGAACCCAATGATGCAACGATATCGCAAGAGCAGCATTGATAACCCTGGCTCAAAAACACACGGGCAGGCGCTTTACGTCGTAGACACAGACCAATATAAAAATATGATTGCAGGGCGGCTATGCAGGCCGATTGGGGTTGGCGGGTATATGGTTCACGCCGACTGCGATTTGGATTATGCTTCACAGCTTACCGCAGAGCATAAAATCAGAACCCGTAAGGGGAACCGCGAAATAGACACATGGGTTAAAAAGATATCCAACGCGCAAAATCATTACCTGGACGCGGAGGTTTATGCTGCGCTGGCGGCTGATTTGTTGCACGTTCGATATTTGGAGGATTTAGCAGAGGCCCAACCGGTTCCAGAACCGACGCCAACGGCACCCGCACCGAACTGGATTCGCGCTGACGAGAACTTTTTAAGGAGGTGAAACTATGACGACAGAGGAACAACTTGCCAGCGTCCGCGCGGCAATCGCTGCGATTGAATCAGGGGCGCAGGAATATCAAGTCAATGGCAAGCGAGTCCGGCGCGGCGATTTGAAAACACTATATGACCGCGAAATGAACTTAACACGGCAACTCGACGGCGAAACTTACGGCAACCGAATGGCTGTTGCATGGGCCGACCGATGAAAATGCGCTGGATAGAAAAGGCGCTGTCGTGGATATCGCCGGAGGCCGCGGCTCGCCGAACAATGGTTTTGGATCAGATGCGCAGCTATGATGCGGCAAGGACAGACCGATTCGGCAAGGGCTGGACGGCAACCAACCGACCCGCAGAGTTAACCGACAGGGCGTATAGGGACAGGGTCCGCGCCCGCGCCAGAGATTTGGAACGCAACTCCGACCCGATGCGAGCCATAATCGACGCATACAACCGGAACGTAGTTGGAACAGGTATCCGCGTGCAATCACTCGCGGGGGTAGACAAGACGCTGCGGCGGGAAATTGAAACCGCATGGGCGCGGTGGTGCCGAGCGAGAAACTGCGACGTAACAAAGCAGAGTTCGTTTTATGAGATGCAGGAAATGATTGTTCAGCGGTTTATCGTAGATGGTGAAATCCTCGTCGTGAAAACTTACGGAGGCTCCGGCAGAATTCCGTTTCAGTTACAACTGCACGAAGTGGACGATCTCGACAACTGGACTACCGAATATCAGGGGAACAGGGTATATGGTGGAATTGAGGTTGACGAAAACCTAGCACCGGTAGCGTACCACTTCCGGCAACTAACACCGAACGGGCTGCAGTCGCTGAAGTCGATACGGATTGAGGCTGAAAGAGTTATCCATCT